TTTTCTGCTAATTTACTTGCAAGTTGAACAAATTCAGTTTGCATTGCTACACCTGACATGGTTTTTGATTCAACTGCTCTCACAGCACCTGTATTGGCCATTTTGTCAATGCTTTCAACACACCTGTCAATGGTTGCCAATATCTGTGTGATGTTTGCACCTGAGCTTTGTAATATGTAAGGTTTTAGACCTGGATCCAAGTCATCTGGCATCTGTATCACTGAGCCTGCGCCTGCTGATATAATTGTGTTTTCTGTTACAGCAAGACTTGGGTGGCTATCCAATCTAATTGTTTGTTCAATTTCTGAGATTAGGTTGTAGATGTATCTTTGTGTATCAGCAATGTCTGCAATGTCACTAACACCTATGCCTCTTACAATGCCTCTTTTGTTGTAAGAACAAACTGCTGGGATTTTGCCTAGTCCATTTTCAACTTCTTCTACATATTGAATAGTATCATCGTTCACAACCACAGTACGGATGATATCCTTGCTCCATTCTTTGATGGTTTTGGTTTTGCCTGTGACTTCTTCTACATACTTGATGTATTCAAGTTCATATGCACCTGATGGCTGTCTCTGCCAACGCCAATCCAACATCATCATAGGTGTGATTAGATTCAAATAAGGTCTGCTGCCGTTTGCTATTTCATCTGCGATAGTTACAGCACCTGTATTTGGTTTTGCCACTATAATCCAAGTCTGCCCAAACACTGAATTGTAGGTTGCTACATCTTTCATGAATGAATTGAAACTTCTTCCATCCATGTCAGCGTCTTGTAGGATACTATTGGTCCTTGGATCATCTGCAAGTCTACCCAAGTCTCTAGTTGGGGGTGTTTTGAAAATAAAACTTGTGTAAACATCAACAATGCTTGCACAGTGGTTTTGCAGTGGTGTGCTCTTTAATCGTGCGCCATATTCACCTGCTGTTTCCAGTGAATAACGCATTAGGTGTTGAGCATTTTCATACTCTTGTGAACCAACGAATGATTCTAACATGTATTTCCAGTGATCGTAATATTCCTGGTAGAGCTCATTACCAGCTGTATAACGCTCAACTGAATTTTCTAGTGTTTCAATTGCGTCCATGTGTTTTCCTTATAAGGTTTTTGATATATCAACAGTATTTATGGCGTTGAAGGGAATACCGTGTTATAATGATACCTTATGCCCCCAAGATTGTGCTTTCTGTATGGGTGCGGGTTTTTTGATTGGGAATAAGTATGCGACTGCATACGATACAGCATCAAACAGATGATCATAACCTGAATCTTTGTCTGGTATACTGGTGCCTGTTTTGTATGAATGCTTTTCCAAACATTCAATTGTTCTTTTGCATTTAGGATCCACATAGAAGTGTATATTACCATCTGCTGTTTTGCATCGTGCGTTGAATGCATTGATACGATCTTTTACAGGGTCATGTCTGCGTGGTGCTTTTACTAGGAAGCCTGCGTTTGCCAATATAACATGATCTGATTTACCTGCACTTGAAGTCTGTGATCTTGCACCTGAAGGATCTGGGAATGCCCAAATTTTCTGTGTAGGATATCTGTGTAGTATTTCTTTTGCCAGTTCATCTGTGTTGCTGGTGTATATTTCTATTTCGTCAATCACATGTAAGGTATCCATTTGCCGTACCATTATTGAACAGCTCATAGGATTCAAGTTGAAGTCAACCCCACAGATTATTTCTTTGGGTGGTTCACTGGTATATGGTCGCACATGCTGTTCTCTTGTGAAGTTGGCAGCAACCCTGGTTCCCAAGTCCTCCCATGATGCTTCAAATTCTTGTCTGAATTGACTCTCACTCATGTCCTGTCTTGCTGCTTCTATTTCTTGTGGATCTACCATGCCTGATTGCAGTGTTGTGAACTGCCAAGTTTGCCAGTCACGTGCTGTCTGTGCGGCAGTGTATAGATCATAGAAATAGTTTGATTTGCCAGCAGGTGTTGAAATGAACATGGCATGTCCTTTTCTATCAGCAAGTGCTGGTCTTATCACTTCTGGAAATAGATCAGGATCACAAAATGCCGCTTCGTCTATTACACAGAAATCCAATCTTATACCACGCAGGCTGGAGATGTTCTCAGAACCTTTGAGACTTATAGTTGAACGATTTACCAGTTCTATTGACAGTTCTGATTCATTGACCTTTGCTGCCCAACGCAGATCCAACAGCCTTTCTTTCAACTGTTTCCAAACAATCATCTTTGCTGCTCTGTAGGAACTGGTGATGTACATGCAGTTCTGTTTGGGTTGCACTGCATATCTACACAATTCATGCACTGCGAGGTAGGTCTTGCCGCTCCGTCTGCCAGCTGTTATAATCTTGAATCTATGAGGGTCATCTGCAACTGCCTGTTGCCAACTAGCCAGTTTCACGAGATATCTCCAATACAGTGATGCGCTCGTTCAACTGTTGTATTTGTTGTTTTTGATGTTTTGCGTTGTTGATCAATGTTTCTATTGTGGTGGCTTGATCATTCAGTGCTTTGGCCATTTCATAATTGCTTTGAATTAGATTCATTATTTGATCATAAGGATCCCATTCATTGTTTAGCATAAAATTCTGCCCTTATTTGAAAATGCTCTTTGCGATCCATCACACGAACATTGTTCACATGCCATCCTTCAGCCCAATCAATCCTACCCAAAACAAAATTGGTCATGGCTCTGCCTCTGTTTGCCCAACTGGAGTCACACCATATGCTGTCCCAGTCTTCCCAGGTCAGCGTATAGTCTTCGCCTCTGTATCGTGCTTGGCTGCGATGTTTTAAGAATGCATAATAGCGTTCTCTTTGGTAAACATCATCGCCAAACTTCACATACTCAGCTCTCCATTTTTTTATTCCTTTGTTGGCGGGTAGATATTTGTGTGACATATTATGAGAACTGCATGAACCATTCTATGCCCTGTCCAATTGCCCAAAAGCAAATGATCACATAAAGCAGGTCTAACAGTTTTTTGATAGTGGGGATCAACGGTTCCATTGTGTTTCCTTTGTTAATATTAGACGATGTGTGGTGCTGCCTGTTTCAGCACGGAATCTTCTGTATTGTGCATCGTTCAATTCTATGGTGCGATCTTCTTGTAATTCAGCACCTATACTAAGAAAATTGTAGTCGTACAATTCTTCATGTTCATATCTAAATTTCATTGGTTTACCTCAAACAGTTGATCAAAAGGTTTAGGGTCTAATAGACCTTTGCTTGAATCCAAATTGGGCAGGTGTATGTGATGATAAGTGTTGTATGCATCACGCATGTCAAAGATCCAATTCCACAGTTTGCCTCTGCAGGTGTGTTCTTTGGGTCTGCGTTCTCTTTTCACAGCACCTTCATATGGCGTGATTGTGAATGGCCCATATACAGGGCCATACTTGCGTAGATGCTGTCTCAATTGTGCAGTTTTCCAATGACAACTTGAGTATTTTGGATCTTCCAACACTTCATCAAAAATGCTTGACCAAATCTCATCATCACAGGCATGTAGCACTTGCCAAATATTTGCATTGTTGGTTTGTATTTTGCCACCTGTGTTGATTTCTTGGTTGTAGATAGCACAGATGCCTTCTATGATATCAATACCAGTTGGATTATTCATCTTCTTCTTCCTTGTAAGATTGTTCAATTGCTGCATCAATCCTTGCATAGGCATTCAGCACATCCTGTGGTCTCCATTCAACACGGTCTGCACGGTCTTGGTTTTGTGTTTGGTATTGTGGTCCTGCAATGGCCTCAAATATTTTACTTGGGCGTGATTGAGGATTGAAATATGCAATCACACATTCTACATCATTCAACAAACTGGTATATTTGTGTTCTAGACTCTTCACAGTATTGAGCAACTCTGAATATTTTTCATTTGCTGCTTCTAGTCGCTTTACTGGTGTTAATACTGTTGTGGTTTCTTTAATTGTCATTTGTTTTCTCCTGTTTTGACTTGTTCATTATAACTTGTAACCTCTTGATCGTCAAGGGTTTTTTCTGGGTTCCATGGCAGTGGTTGTAGGTTCTCTGATACAGTTTCCTGCATCCCCAATACTGCTTTTGCTAGGAATATTTGTACACTTGCGTTCATATGCTCACAAGCATTTTTCATCATTGCACGCCGTAATTTGATCTTTGTCATTTCACGACCTTTTTGCAGTTCTGCGGCAAAGTTACGGGCAATGGTTGCATCGCTTACATTGTAGAAGCGACCTATCTCTTTGTTGTTGAGACCTAATACGGCGAGATCATACACTTGATCTGGTGGGATGATGATGCCTTCCCATCCACATTTAATACCTACTATCTCGCCAGTGATCAATTCTTTGGGTTTTGGCCCAGGTTTGCTATTCTGTTTCATACTGTTATTTATGTCAGAACACAAAAAACCCCTAAAAAAAAGGGCCCTAAGGCCCTAAATTATGTGGTCTCCTCTAACCATTTAGTTGTAATGCGATCATAATCATTTTTATTATAGTTGTGAGCATACAATATGTCGCCTAGGTATAAATCTAATGGACCATATTTGTCGCTCCACTGAAAGCCTTGGAAGTTGTCATTTACAAACCTCATAACCTTATAACAAGTTTCTTTAGATTCAATATCTAAACTAGGATCCAAAGACTTCATAGCCTCAAATACACTTCTTGCGGCAGA